CCCTCACTATGCGGTTGCTGTGGTGATCCGGTGGGGCCTCTTCTGGTCGAGGTTGATGGTAAATGGTTTGGAGCCTGTAGCATGGAACATCAAAAAGAAATTAAGAAAGGTAATAGATCGCCCAAGGTGGCACAAGTATCTAAAGCCGGTGTTCTTCATGCCAAATCTAAACTGAAAGGAAGATATAAGGAATTTTCTGTTAAAAATAAAAGTTGGGCGTTTCGTGATTGGAGTGAGGACGATAGGGTCAATTTTTTTGAGAGTTATACCAGGGAATATTTAAAACACGCCAACGAAAGGGCAAGGAACGGGGTAGATGGATCTTACAAAATACAAGATAAGACACGGACTGAATAAAGATAAGAGTTATTTAGAAAAAAACAGAGGCAATGAAGCTGATCTTATTGCAGAAATGCAAACAATAGGATTAAATGTCGGCTTCCTAAACACAAGTGGGGATCTAGTAAGGATCCCAGTACAAGCAACTCCGGGAGTGAGGCCGGACAAAGGTAATGAAAAATCGGGTTGGTATGTTATTAATGTTGTTCATAATCACATATTCGCAACTTACGGAAATTGGAGAACGGGGGCGGAATACAAATGGAGTTCTGTCCAGATCAATACACTTACTCCAAATGAAAGACAAGATCTACAGTTAAAGATGCAACAGGCCCAGGAAGAGGCCAAGAAACAAAAGCTACAAAGGTATGAGGAAGTTGCAAAAGATTGTCAGAATCGTTTTCAAACTTACTCAGAAGTTATCAAGCATCCTTACCTGGAAGCTAAACAGATCAAAAGTTATTCTTTAAAACTACACAATAAATCTTTGGTCGTGCCTATCTACAATGTAGATGGTGAGATTAGATCTTTACAATTTATCCAGGAAGATGGATCTAAAAGGTTTGTCTCTGCCGGACAAGTAAAGGGTAATATCTTTTTAATTGGTACTGATTTTAATTCTTTAAATAAAGTTGAATCTCTGGTTGTGGTTGAAGGCATGGCCACCGGTGTAAGCGTATGGGATGCAACACAAATACCGGTGGCTTGTGTTTTTTCTGCTAACTTTGGTAATGATGCAGTAGAAAACATAAGAAAAAAGACGGACGCCAGGATCTATTTAGCCTTTGATAATGATAAAACTGATATTGGTCGCAAGAAGGCAGAAGAGATAGCCACCAGATATTATAATTGTTTGGTTAGAATCCCATCCGTTGAGGGTGATTTCAATGACTTGGCTATCAAGCAAGGCCTAGATGCAGTTAAGTTAGAGATAAGCGATCAAGGTTTAGGGATAAGAAGTTTCTCTATTAAACAATTAAAAGGTGATCCACCGCCTCGTTCATGGTTGGTTGAGGGTTTATTAGAGAAATCTAAACCTGGTTTATTGGCGGCAGTCGGTGGTGTTGGTAAAAGTATGTTGGCTCTGGATTTAGCAATCAAAGTTTCCCAGGGGCAAGGCACTTGGTTAAATAAACCAATTAAAAATGCCGGCAATGTTCTCATGCTGATGGCCGAGGATGATAGAAGTGAAGTCTTTAGACGGACCAAAGCTTTAGATAAGGGTGATAAAAGATTTGATGCGGAGTATGACGTTTTTGCCTATACAGTTCCGGATGCCCCTAAACCATTAATATTGTTAAAAGATGATGCCAGGGGATTAGATCTTACACCCGAGGCCCATGAGTTAATCAATGAGATCTCAACGATTCCAGATTTATCTTTGGTGGTCATAGATCCAATACAATCTTTTGTTGCAGCACCTATCACAACTAGCCAGGAAGCGGCTCAACTGTATTGTCAATTTTGTTCTTCCATTGCATCTAAGTTTGAGTGTTCCGTTTTATCTATCCATCACATGAGCAAAGCCGGACTCCAGGCCCAGGAATCAAGTTGGGATTCTCGTTCGTCAATCAGGGGATCCGCCGCTATCGTGGATGGCATGAGGATGGCCGCCACTATTTCTTTGGCAGATGAAAAGACTGCGGAAAATATTTGTGCGGATGAGGGATTAGAATTTGATAGAACCAGAGTTGTAAATTTCCAGGTGGTCAAAGCTAACTCTAGCGAGATGGATACCAATGCCATGACATTGATTAGGCGTGAGGCAGTCTTAGAAGTTTATGAAAAACAAAACATTAACTTTGATTTTTAGAATGAGTAAAGAATTAAAAATGCCCGAAAACGTGATAACTTCGTTAAGGGTAAACCATGGACCAAGGCAAGAAAAGCTCACCACGGGCCTCTCAGGGCCTCGGTTTTTTAAAAAATGAGCAAAATTAAGCAAGATACAGTTAAGGCAGTCATTTTTATAGATGGGGCCATAGATCTTAACCAGGATGAGTTAAAGGAAAAGTTTAAACAGGCGGTTGATAATAATGAGATCAATCATTTTGAAATAATAACCAGGAGAAAAGATAATGATTAATTACCCATGCGGTTGGTTTGATGTTGAACAATTACCAGGGGGATCTTATGAACGGAAAGGGTGATAAGCCAAGACCTGGAACTTACTCGCAAGAGTATCGAGATAATTGGGATCGAATATTTAACAAGAAAAAGAAAAAGGATAAGAAAAATGCTAGTAAAAATTCAAGCAAGTGATAAAGAAGTACAACTAATCATCAATGCCCTGGCAGAACATGGTAAACCAATCATCAACAAGGCCAAGCCAACCATGGAAGATAAACGAAATCTTAAATCCATTGAGAATATTATTCATCAATTAGCCTTCGGGAATCATAAGTAATAATGTTAAAATTTGATTGTGCAATCGGGCCTCTTATCTCCTTAATTAATGATGAGAATTACCCGGAATCTACCCCCCAAAATAGGGTAATTTCTCCATGCCTGGTTGCACAATCTTCTCATTTAATGGCACTAGTAGTACCATACTATGGCACTAGTAGTACCCTTCATAGGTACCAGATGTACCATATATCCCAAACAAAACAAATAGGAAGGCCCCTTAAAGGGCCTCCCTATATTCAGCGAGTGTATGAATGAACGATCAATTCTGGTGGATCGAGAATTCCATACCGCAGAAAGAGAGTGAATCCGGATGCGTACGTGCGTCCGTGCTGAGTAAGTATAAGAGTTATTCAAAACTGAAAGCGTGCGTGTGGAAGTGGTTTCGTTCCCGTGCTGGAGATACATCCCTGCGTCCGGCCACGAAATTAGTTCTTTGGGCCATCTGCGAAAGGCATAGGATCGATACGTTCAGTTCGCATGATGCCTATGTTTATTACGGGAAAATGACCGGGTTGAATAGACGTACAGTCGGGCGTTGCGTGGATGAGTTGGTTGCGGCCGGGATCTTATGGATTGCGGTAGAGGGTGAACGCAGGATCGTTAAGCAAGCCAAACCGGGCGTGCGGAAACATTTGCTTTTGGTCGGCCTGGGCGTCGTGATGGTCGAGGAATTGGCAGAGCAAGGGGATCGCTGAAAGTATAGTTTTCTGCTTGTTGTAGGATGGCCGGATCGATTGGGTATTCGTCGTATCCGTTCGTGCAGATAGATAGGTGGAGATCTTCGTTCGTGGGTGGGAATTTATCGTTCGTGCGTTGCATAATTAAATATTAAAGGTGGGGCGAGGTGCGTACAAGGTCTATGGAGAAAAACCTTAAACATTCGCCCCGGGTATTGATTATCTGTCCTCATAGTGCTTGGCTACCGCGTAAAGAATGATAAAGGCGGTTAGCCATATCAGAAAACCAATACCAAAAATGTACCCGAGGATCTCAATCATAAATATGATTCCTGGATAAGAATATCTTTCTTGCGTTTATCCTTGAAAGTTTTGATTACCTTTCCGCACGGGTGCGTTAATAACCAGGACTCTTCCGGGTCCGCGAAATCGTGCGTCATGCTCGGAGTGTTCTCCCGTTCCGTGCTGAGTAATTGCCTGGCCTCGTCTATCATTTCTTTATGCTGCGTCATAGTTTTACCCTTTTTTGTTGTTCAATATCAAAACATGAGTTGTGAATGTCTGAAATTTGCCCTGTGTTTCGTGCAGTCTTCCATACTTTTACAATCTGTTCGCCTGTTGAGTTGTCAACATATACAGTTACATTACCCATGGTTATATACGCTGATGTGTTGGATTTTTTTTGTATGTCAAATACGCTCATTTTTTTACTCTCTTTTGTTTTTTTCTATCTGCTATATTTTCTCTACAAAAAACTCCATTCTGTTTAAATTGAGTTCTTTTGTTTTTAATTTCTTTTCAATAATCTCAATTGCCTCATCTTCTGTATCGCAATCATCAATTTTTACTGCAATTTTAATAATGTAATTTTCATTCCATATATTCATTTTTCCCCCTTGGTTAATTCAATGAGTTTATCCTGGTTAAAAATTAAGACCTGATGGATCCTGTTTATCTTTTCCAGGGCGGTTTGGATAGATGGTTCACCGGTGGTTATATCTTCCTTTAGATCCAGGGCGGCATAACTTAAGTCGGCTAAGTCCTGGATGATTTCGTTTAATTGTTCGTTCATTATGATTGTTCCTCGATTGGTTCTAGGTAATCAGCGTCTAAATCTTCGCATAGATATTCCAGGGGTTTAAATCTAACGGACTTCAATTTGAATTCTTTTGTTGTTCCGTCCTCGTTTTCTAGTTCGTTGCCTTCGTCATCAAACTTAAAAAAAGTTATTGTGTGTATTGCTACATTGTTATAACTGCCCGGGCAATTCATCCATCTGTCGGAATCGCTCGGTGAAAATGTTGCGTGGTTTTTCTTATTAGTCATTATATTTATCTCCTTTTTAAAATAATGATGGTTGGTTTGCCTTCGCCCCTGGTTTAATGAGAGGCTCAGAGTTAAAAGTTTTTATGTCCTGGGGGGTTGCATCCTGTTTAATGCTTTGCGTTGCGTGTGGCTCATGTGAGACGCTGGAGAATAGATCATCTTCCAGGTTGTTGGGATCCTTTTCCCCGTTCTGTTCATAAAACCAGGTTATGGCCTGGGCCATGGTGAAGTTTTCCGGGAAGCGGCAAAAGTGCGACCGGTACCCGGTGGGGGTTAGTGGGATCGGGTGATTGTCCAGGGTCTTAACTTCTATATGGTCAATACCATTTGATTCTGATTCAAAATGGTTCCAACTGATATTTATATCAACGGGTATGCCTCGGTAATTGATCCGGGTTGTTTCTTCTTTCATAATACTTTTTCCTTGTGTACTTCAATCTTTGCAATGGTTCTGCCATTACAATCATTCAACACCCAAAGAGGACATTTTTTATGAGACATGGGCCAAAAATAGGACTTTGCCGGATCCGGTTGCTCTAACTCGCCAACTAATCCCAGGACATCCCGGGCATGGCAGTTGTACTTATATTTGGCTTGTTCAAAATTCATGTTTTAACCTTGGTTTCAAAGGGATCTAATGGCCCAGGAAAACCAGGTTTCCCCCTCGCTATAAAACAATCTAAATGTCCGGCCTGGATCAATCTTTTTTGCTTGTCCAGGCACTTGCTCAGATCCTTGGACCGCATCACAACGACCGGCCCCAGGATTGCATCATCAATTATTACTTCGTACATTTTTATTTCCCCCATTGATCGGCCATTGCCTCAGCAATGCCTTTGTGAAATTTACTTCTAACCTTCCAACGATCCTTACCAGGTGATGCATTATGAATGTCATGCCTGGCGGTTTCCCTGGTTAGCGTTCCGGTTTTAATTAGTGGCGGTAAGTTCCGCAACCATAAACAGGTTCTTTTGCTTATGTTGTCCTCAGCGTCTATGCTGTCTGCGAACTCGTAAGGCTGAACACTTTGTGCGAATGGCTGAAAGTTTTTTATCCTGGCCTTGGCGTGTTTGTGCATCACCGGGTTTTCAATGGCCACCCTGGGAACGTCAGCATTCCAAAGTTTAGAGAACAACTCCGCGCCCTGGTCTAACTGTTCCCACATCTCGGATAATGTTTTGCCTGGTGGGGCCTTGTGTAACCACCGAACACCGCTATTGCATAACCTGGTGCAAGGTGGATGAGCCACCATTAACATGTCCCAGGATTCCATTTTCAGAACTTCTAGGACATCATCTTGGATGTGTCTATTGGTTAAATCGTCAGAAGGTAGGACATCACAAGACCAGGCATCATGGCCACGATTTAGAAATGCGTTCCTAACTGTTCCGCTAGTTTCACAAGCTATTAATATTTTCATTAGGCTACCTTGTAGAATTGTTTAAGATCTTTCATATATTCTTGATCTTCCGGGTGCATATCTTCATATTCTTCCATTAATTCTTGATAGCTTCCTTCTCTGCCCTCGTATGGGGTGCTATAAAAACTGTATAACTCTCCATCATCATCAACCAGGGCGGCTTGATAATCTGAGTTAGTTAAAAATACATAACCGGAGTTTTTATTAAAACCAACTTTTATTCCATCCTGGTAAAAATCATCAGGCAACCCTCGGCCGATTGCTGTTAACAATTTACCGGCTTCTTTAAGTTCCCTAGTACCAAACTCTGCAAGATCTTCTGTATATATATCGTTCATTCTTTATTCTCCTTAAAATGCCCGGGTATTCCCCGAGTTCCTAGATAATCTCATATATAATATTAGATTGCAACTTATTTTTAAAAAAAGATGATTAACTTACTCAAAACTGCATTAAACTAAGCTATGGAAAAGAAACGCCCAGGCAGAAAAAAGAAACTTCTAAATGATCCTGATACTCTGAATAAAATAATTGCCCTTGGATCGCAAGGCTTGACCTCAGGCCAAATTGCAAGATGCCTCGGCGTGTCCTGGTCAACGATCGACCGGAGACGAAAAGAAAATGCGGAAATTGAGGAAGCTATAAAAAAAGGAGAAGCATTAGGGGTAGAAAAAATAAGTAACGCTCTTATGACTTCCGCACGGGATGGCAATGTTACAGCACAAATCTTTTACTTAAAGAACCGGGCCCCGGATCAATGGGCCGATCGTCAAGAAGTAAACCATAACCTCGACCTGGCCGGGATCTTATCCAACGCTAACTCCCGGATTCTGGACGTACGCCCGGACGAACCAGAGGAACAACTCAACCTCCAGGACGCACGGGAACGCACGAACGAACGCACGAACGCCCAGGGCGACCAGGACGACTATATAGACAACTCGGACGGGGTTCCCTCTTAGTGGATCCCCTTTTCTCCCCAATGAAGCTTAGAGAATTTGGGCCCCGTCCGTTCGTGCGTGTGTGCGTTCGTGTAATAAATAGAGGATTAACAATTTGACCCCCCCCTTTCGTGCGTGGTGGGGGCGTATATATGTATAACTGTTGAACTAAAATTTTTTAATTTTTTTGAAATATGAAATATCCAATTAAACAAGAAAGAGAATTAATGACCGCAGTCTGGTCACTTAACATTAAAGATGATCCATTAAACTTTGTTAAATTCGTCTTCCCTTGGGGTGAAAAAGATACCCCCCTCGAACATTTTACTGGTCCTCGTAAGTGGCAGGAAAAAATTTTGCGAGATATTGGAAACCATATTAGAAAAAACGAAACAATTAATTTACCAGAAATGTTTAGATTGGCGGTTGGTTCAGGCCGGGGTATTGGAAAGTCTGCATTAGTCTCTTGGATTATTTTATGGATGCTTTCTACCAGGTTAGGAGCAACCATTATTGTTACAGCTAACACAGAACAACAGCTTAGAACTAGAACATGGGCGGAATTAGGTAAATGGCTAACACTATCTATCAACTCTCATTGGTTTAACAAGACTGCTACAGCCATAAAACCAGCACAATGGTTTGAAACTGCTTTAGTAGACGATCTCAAGATCGATACTGGTTACTATTACGCACAAGCACAGCTATGGAGCGAAGAAAACCCGGATGCGTTCGCTGGTATTCACTCATCATACGGAGTTTGTTTAATCATGGACGAGGCTTCCGGTATACCAGCACCGATATATTCCGTATCGGAAGGATTCTTTTCCGAACCTACGAAAAATCGCTACTGGTTCACCTTCTCTAACCCACGCAGGAACTCAGGACCTTTCTACGATTCCTTTCACTCTAAACGCAAGTTCTGGAAAACCGAACAAATAGACTCACGCACAGTTGAAGGCACGGACAAAGAACTCTTCCAACGCATGATCGAACAATATGGCGAAGATTCTACTGTTGCCAGGGTCGAAGTTATGGGAGAATTTCCGTCCGCAGACGATGATACTGTCATACCGATGGAACTTGTCCGCACAGCCATGGGAAGAGATGTGGCTCTAACCGCATCTGAACCTATTTTATGGGGATTAGATGTTGCAAGGTTTGGTGGCGATAATTCTGCTTTGTGCGTACGCCAGGGAAATACTGTTTTTGAGATTGTTACTTTTCCGTCCATGGATTTAATGCAATTGTGCGGAGCAGTAAAAAATAGATTTGACGATGCTACTGTTATGGAGCAACCGCAAGAAATATTGGTTGATGTAATTGGTTTAGGATCCGGAGTGGTTGATCGTTTGCGTGAGCAAAACCTTCCCGTGCGTGGCGTAAATGTTGCCGAGGCACCGAGTACCAAAAAAAATTATTTGAACCTTCGTGCGGAACTATGGTTTGCAGTTAAAGACTGGTTGGCTCAAAGAGATTGTCGTTTACCAGAGGATGATGAATTAGCATCTGAACTTGCATCACCACAATACAAATATACTTCTAGCGGAAAAGTAAAAATAGAATCAAAAGATGAAATGCGAAAGCGTGGTATTAAATCTCCCGACAAAGCAGATGCACTTGCATTAACCATGGCAAGTTCGGCTGCAAGTTTTAGTGGAAGCGAGAGTTATTTCGGTTATAATTTCAAAAAACCTTTAAAATCTCGAATCATTCGAGTGGGATAGTTTTACATGGCAAAAGATTACGAAGACAAAATGGACAATATGGTCAGCGAAGAAACTGACATGGAGCATCTTGCTGGTGTTATTAAATCAGAGATGGATGATGCAAAAGATTTTATCCACCAAGTAGGTGCAGAGCGAGCAGAATCTACAGAATATTATCTTGGTGAACAACCACAAGCACAATCTAGTATGCAGTCTGAATTTGTATCGACTGATGTTAGAGACAGCGTACTTTTTATGTTGCCATCTATCATGCGTACATTCTTTGGTACTAAAAAGATTGTCGAATTTGTACCGCATGGCCCAGAAGACATCCAGGTTGC